CCTACAACCCTCCTCAGACTCATTAGTGAGTTGGAGGGATCTCTTTATATTTTGAAGGGTTTGGAGGAGTCTGAGGAGGATGTGAAGGTACTTGATAACATGAAAAAGAAGTATTACAAAAAATACTGGAATATGGCTAAATAAAAAAATAGTGTTATAATAACACTATCGTTCATCTTGGAGGTATTATGGAAGCATTGGTTCTTGCTAGTGTTCTTTCTTGTGCTGACGGTGAATGGATTCTAAGTGGATTGTCCTCAGTTGAAATTTCTAAACGTGAAAGGGCTGAAATTCGCACAGAAATCATTCGAGCGATGCCAGAAAATTGTTCTTCAAAACAATATAATCCTCCAGGACGCAAGTAAGTCGCGGAACGGGGCGTTCATCTCTTCGGAGACGCAACCGACTGAAGGAACGGGAAAACGGATCCAGCGAGAGCTGAGAAGGTTAACTTTCCATTCTTTTAGGAGTAAAAAATCATGAAGGTAACTTATCGCGGTGTTTCTTACGACACCAAAGATTACGCTAATCGTCCAATGGTTTCTAAAAAAATTGTTGAGACATACAGAGGCGTTAACCACACTGAAACTGTTAAAGTGGAGGTGGTAAAATGAATGTACTTGCAATTGAAAAAAGAAAAATTCAGAAAAAAGAAGCTATTCAGAAAGCACAGCTGATGATGGCTCAAACAAAAACACTTGTTTATCCCACAAATAAGTGATATAGTAGAGGGAGGTAATACTCCCTCTTTTTTTATGGAAAAAGATAAACTGAAACTTATCGTGAGAAATCTAAGGCTTCTTGTTGATGCTCTTGAGTCTGAGGTATATTCTGATAAGGATTCATACGTTAAAGATACTGAATATCTTCCCCCTCTTGCTGATTATGATGAGGTATTTGAAGACGATGATGAGTGATGATTGGAGATATTCGGAAGAAAGGATGAAATTACGAGCATCATGTTTATCCATACTTCTAAATAAGTTCGGTGGTGTAAGAATTGAGGAAGCGAATTACACTACACAAAACATATATGAATGTGTAGATACATGGATATCACAAGGTAATGCATCAACCTCTGGTATCCTAAAATATTTCGTAGTTTATTTTCAAAAAAAATGTACACATTAGACAATTATGAAAAGGCATTACGACACTTTGGTATTCAGGTCGAGTATGCCTGCGCATCTGAGATCTCTGGTAAGATTTCTGCAGAAGAGGCTTATCAACGTATTAAGTCTGCACTTAAACAACTCAAAGAAGTTAGAAAATCCGAAGCAGGAACTGAGTGAAAAAACTTGTTCCAGATGTGGGCATACATATCCACTGAACAATAACTATTTTCAAGTTGTAAAAAACTTTGAAAAAGGTTATAGTTTTTATTGTAACCATTGTGATGAGAGAGGAAAACATCCCACATGGAAGTATCAGAAATGAAACCAGGAGTAAATTTGGTATCTGTAACGCCAGATGCTGAAAAACATATAGCTTATTGTGCTCGTGTTAGTAATCCTAACAACCAGAATAATGAAAATTTTTCTGGTCTCCTTAAGTATTGTATTAAGAATCAGCACTGGAGTATTTTTGAACAGGCTTACATGACCTTGGAGATTACAACAAACCGAGGAATAGCTGCTCAGATACTGCGTCATCGCTCTTTTACTTTTCAGGAATTTTCACAACGTTATGCATCAACTTCTTTCCTAGGTGATATTTTTCTCCCTGAACTCAGAAGACAGGATACTAAAAATCGCCAGAATAGTATTGATGATCTTGATCCTGAACTAGTTGAAAAACTTAACAGGCAAATGATTACACTGTTCAGTTCAGCAAACTCTCTTTACCAACAAATGTTGGGGGCAGGAGTTGCAAAAGAGTGTGCACGATTTGTATTACCTCTGGCAACACCAACCAAACTTTACATGACAGGTTCAGTTCGTAGTTGGTATCATTATATTGATTTGAGGTCTGCCAATGGCACTCAAAAAGAACATATGGATATTGCTCTTGATTGTAAGAAAATTTTCGTAGAACAATTTCCATCTATTGCAGAAGCTGCAGATTGGATCTAAATAAAATACTTATGGAGGTTAACTTTGGCAACGTATCCGATTGTTAATGTGAATACAGGTGAACAAAAAGAAATAAAACTTAGTGTTCATGAATGGGATCAGTGGAAAACTGATAACCCAGATTGGGAAAGAGATTATTCAGATCCTTCAACCTTCCCTGGTATTGGTGAAGTTGGAGAGGTTTATGATAAACTCAAGAAAAGCCATCCTGGTTGGAATGATGTCCTCCATAAAGCATCTAAGATGCCAGGTTCTAAAGTAAAACCAGTTTAATTTTATGCCAAGTAGAAAATCAAAGTCTGGAATCGGTAGCACTAATCCCGTCCCTTTTGGAATGAGTAATAGAGTGATGAAAAGAAAGAAACCAATTAATCTTGATTACATTAAGAAGATTGAACCACTTACAGATAATCAAGAGTATTTCTTTGATAGGTATAAAAAGGGACAGAATCTTGTAGCATATGGTGTGGCTGGCACAGGTAAGACTTTCATTACTTTGTATAATGCCCTTCTTGAAGTTCTTGATCCTAGAACTCCATACGAGAAAATTTACATCGTTAGATCTCTTGTTCCTACGAGAGAGATTGGATTTCTACCTGGCGATCATGAGGATAAATCAACTCTTTATCAGATTCCATATAAGAATATGGTGAAGTATATGTTCGAGATGCCTGATGATTCTTCATTTGAAATGTTGTATAATAATCTCAAGGCTCAGGGATCCATCAGTTTTTGGAGTACCTCTTTTATTCGTGGTACAACTCTTGATAATGTTATTGTGATTGTTGATGAGTTCCAGAATCTTAACTTCCACGAACTTGATTCTATGATCACCCGTGTTGGTGAAAATTCTAAGATCATGTTCTGTGGAGATGCTACACAATCAGATCTTACAAAAACTTCTGAGAGAAATGGTATCAATGATTTTATGAATATTCTGAATAACATGCCTTCTTTTGATACTATTGAATTTGAAGCAGAGGATATTTGTAGGAGTGGTCTTGTTAAGGAATACATCATTGCTAAGTTGGAGATGAATTTGTGAAGTTTGAATATGTCGATATAGATTATCCAAAACTCTCAAGAGAAACGATTGATGGTGTGAGATATTATGATACTCCCTCTGGGGAGAAATTGGTATCTATCACTTCTGTTATTAGCCACTACAATAGGGAAATTTTTAGAGAATGGAGAGCTAAAGTTGGAGAAACTGAAGCCAATAAGATCACTAAACAGAGCACCAGTCGTGGCACTGATATGCATACTCTTGCTGAGTGTTATCTTCGGAACAGAGACCTACCTAAGGTACAACCACTCTCTGAATTTCTTTTCAAACAAGCAAAGCCAAAACTCAATTTGATTAACAATATTCATGCTATTGAACAATCATTGTTTAGTATGGAGTTAGGTATCGCAGGAAGTGTTGATTGTATTGCTGAGTATGAGGGTGAACTTGCTGTAATTGATTTTAAAACAAGCAAGAAACCAAAACCAAAAGAATGGATTGAACATTATTTCGTACAGTGTGCTGCTTATGCTTGTATGTTGTATGAAATGACAGATATCATGGTGAAGAAATTTGTTATCATCATGTCATGTGAAAATGGTGAAGTTGAAATCTATGAAGAATATGACAAAAGAAAGTACATCAACCTCCTCTCAGAATACATTAGAGAGTTTGTTGAACATAAAATGCAACAATATGCAAAAACCTGAAGAGAGTATTGAAAGTCTGATCCAGAGTAAGTTTTTCTCTTCAAAGCGTTTTGCTGAGGAGATTGAAAAACTTACTCATGACAACAATGATATGAAATATATTGATGCGATAATTCACTTCTGTGAGAAAAATAACATAGATGTTGAGTCTATTCCTAAGTTGATCTCAAAACCATTGAAAGAAAAAATAAAGGCAGAGGCTATTGAGCTAAATCTTCTTAGGAGAACTTCTCATGCTAGACTTCCACTATGAAAATAAGTTACGATGAGTTGAGACATCATAGAATACTTGCAGCTATTCGTGATGCATTTATTCCTCCAGATCAACTCAAGTATCTTGGTGAAATTGACGGTGAACATACTTACCTTGTGGATAATAAACATGAGGTAAAGTTAAGCGAAATTATTGGTTTTGATGAAGTTTTAGAAGATGATACCGAAAGTGAGTCCATTTGATGCCTATAAATCCTATCTTGGATTAAAGAATCATTTTACAAGGGAGAAGTATGACTACCATAAGTATTGTGGTAAATCAAAAGCTTCCTTGCAAAGTTTCTAC